TTGTAGTATGCCGGTGCACCATTGTCAAGTGCCTCTGATAGCACATTATTTAGAAATAACTGCTTTGTTTCCTCAAAGTTACAATCTCCCTTCTTCTCATGAAGACTTAGTATTTCTCTACTGAAGAACTCTTTGCCATATCTTTTTATATCTTCCTTCAACTCTGGACAAGAACCATAATACTTCTTCCAATCAGATTCTTGTTTTACTTTTCTTTTTTTTCCTGGTGGGGTTCTGAACGACCAAAAATACTTTCGCCCAATGTATTGTCGTTTGTTGGACTTATTGGTAATACAGTAAACAAAGCCAAAGTAGTTCCCAATAGAATCAGACTCAAAAGGTTCATTATCGTATATCCAAGAATTCTCATAGCTCATCTTATAGAATTCAGTGAGCTATTATTTATCTTCAACGGGGACAAACCTAGTCTACATAAAAAAAGAGGACCTGTCAAGGCCCTCTTCAGAAAGTTAAGAAATGTCTTAGACCCCTCCTTCACGACGCTGTGCTGCTGATCTCGCTGCACCAAGTGCGTTGAATCTAGTAGACGTTCGGTCAATATTCTTGGCATGAGAACCAGGACGCAACTTGTCCATCTTATCTTCAACCTTTTTAAAAGGGAAAGCTTGAGGACCTTCAGAGATGATTTCTTGGATGTGATCTTCTTCCAGGCGGAGCATAATGTAATGCGCCTCTTCTACGGACTCTGCGTGACCTTCAGAGAGGAGATAATCAAGAACGATATCATATGATTCTTTCTTGGTTTCTTTACCTGCACTGCTGCCGGTCTTAACACTTGACAGTGCTTTATCAAGTCTTGATTGTTTTTTCTCACTAGACTTTACTGCATCGCTTGCGGCAGTTGCCTTAGGTTTTGGAGCAGGCAATCCTGCCTTCATATCCTTCATTAAAGGATTTGTAGTTGCACTAGTTCCTCTGGTGCGATCCCTTTCTGCCTGACGTGCAGCAAGTTTTGGATTTGCCTTAGCAAAAGCAGCCATACGATCTTTTTTCGGAGCGCCTGCCATACGATCTTTTTTAGGTGCTGCAGGAGCAGCAGGTTTTGCAGGAGCAGGAGCAGGAGCAGTGGTTGTTGCTTTGTTACCAGGTCCTGGTGTACTAGGTCCTGGTGAAGATTTACCTCCACCACCCATTTTACCAAGTCCATAACCAATTGCTGCTCCAGCAACACCAGGAATTAAAGCTTTAGCAATAGGTGCTGCCTTAGCAGCGGTCGTCTTGATGGCACTACCAACTTTAGCGGCACCGGACTTCAATGCACCAAGTCCTTTAGATGCAGCACCTCTAACCTTAGAAATACCTGCTCTGACAACCGAACTTGCTTTAGGACCCTGTTTAGCGACTCTAGACATCGCTTGTCCAGCACCTTTAAGTCCAGCACCTATTCTACTCAAAGGAGCAAGTCCTTTAGCACCTTTAGCAAACTTTGCTGCTTTGGCGGCACCACCAAGAACTCTCAGAGCAGCACCAACAATCTCATCGAGTTGTTCTACTTGCTCAATAACATATTCTTCAGAGATTGTGCTCTCTGTAATTAAATCTTCGTTAAAGTCACCAAACCTTTCAAGAATTTCTTCGTCAGATGCTGTTGAGAGAAAACCTAAAATACCTGATGCAGAATATCCTTCGTGAAGCATCGATGTTACAATCGCTGCATACACATCTCCTGCAAAATTATCAATCTCTTCTATCGTTTCAGAGTCTCTTTCTTCATGAATAGAAGAATAAATGTTGTATACATCGTCAATGATGTAATGTGACTTAGACATTTTTCTAATAATACTATCTATTATGATAGTATTTATCAAATCACATCCTTGCGCTTCCGACCATCTTTGGTGTAGATACTTGTGTCTTTGCTCTTGCCATAGTATCGTTCTTTGCCTTTGCTCTGAGTGCAGCAAGATCTGACGTTTTATTACCAGTAGCAGTCATTTGAGGTTTGGGTGACGCAGCAAGTGCTTTACCTGCACCTGGATTCATAAAGCTGGATGCTTTATTTCCTGTTATTGATTTTGATGGAACCGGAGCAGCAGATGCCTTACCTACAGCAGCAGCTGCCTTACTTCCACTCGAACTCATGAAGTTAGATGCTTTATTTCCTGTTATTGGTGCAGAAGGTGTTGGTTTTGCTGATGGAATCTTACCTCCAGCAGCAGTGTATCTTGACTTCTCTGCATCACTGAAGTTTCCTGCAGTAAACTTGCCAGTTGCTTTATCCAATCTACCCTGTACACCACCTTTCAATGCTAAAACAGTACTATTTGGTTTCTTTTTCGTTGTAGATGTTGTAGATCTAACAGGAGCAGGTGAACCACCACCCGGTTTAGATGCTGTTGCAGAAGGTGCTGCTTTAGGAGCTCCTGGTTGTCCCTTACTCTTATTACCAGTAAGTCCCATAGCATCAGTCGCGATGTTGAGTCCTGCAGGAATTGCTGAAGCAAGACCACCTACACCTGGAATAGCTGACAACGCTGCACCAGTTCCCTGAATTAATCCACCACCCCAATCACCTTTTTTAAATCTATTATATGCGTCCATACCATACAAGGCAGTCCCAAGACCAGGAATCAGTCTTCCGCCAGCTTTGCCTAATGCTGCCATAGGATTTTCTGTAATGACACCTTCTTCTAAAAGGTTCTCATAGTAATCATACGCTTCAGAAATTTGTTCTTGAGTATATCCATTATCAAGAAGTTCCTGATAATTTTGTTCTGCTAGGGTCACAAATACTTCGTTCGATTCAGTAACAAACTGACTATAGGATTTCATTTTATACAAATACTTTTTTAGATATTTATAATAAAAGTATTTAATATCTAATTCGTTAAGTGTCTAATTCGTTTTCTAAATTTTCAAATGCTTGATATCCATCATAATCACCAAAAAGGAAGGCATCCGATTTAGCTGCCTCCCGATATGACTGATATGATTTAGAGATTAAATCCGGCAAAGGTGGTTTCGGTAACGTCTTGTTTGATTCCTCCAACGATGTAGGATTCAACTTCTGTCTCCTGAGGAGCAACTTGGAGACCCTTCGACGAAATCCAATGTTCCGTCCAGGGGAGTGGGTTATTCTTTGCGGGTATGTCATAGATTGGTTTCAGTCCAATTGATTTCATTCTACGATTGGCAATCCACTCAACATACTGCTGCAGCAGTTTATCATTGAGACCAATCATAGATCCATCTTTGAACAAATACTCTGCCCAAAGTTTTTCTTCGTTTACAGTTTTCTCAAAAGTTTCAATCAACCACTGCTCTTCTTCTTTGAAGATTTTTGCCATATCAGGATCATCACCTTCTCTCCACTTCTTCAGAATATTCTGAGTAATGGCAAGGTGTTGATTCTCATCTCTGGCAATCAGTGAGATGATCTTTGCACTTCCTTCCATAAGCTTGAGTTCGCCAAAAGCAAAACTACAAGCAAAGGATACGTAAAAGCGAATACCTTCAAGGATATTAACATTCGCAACTGCTCTAAAGAGTTTGCGCTTGAGTTCATATCTTGAAAGTTGTGCATAAGGAACTCCTTCTAATGCGTGTTGCCAATCACTAGTACTATCATAATGATGTGCTGCATTGATAAAGTCATTATATGCTTCAGTCACACTCATCGCACGTTCTACAATGCGATCATCATTCAGAATGTGATCAAACACATCTGAAGGGTCTGAATAGATGTTCTTAATGATATGCGTATAAGAACGACTGTGAATCATTTCCATGAATCCCCAGACCTCCATACACGCTTCCAATTCAGGAAGAGAGCAATATGGAATAAACGCCATACCAGGACCACGACCCTGAACCGAATCAAGCATAATCTGATACTTCAAATTAGAAGTAAAGATATGCTTTTGCTCTGGACGTAATGTCTGATAATCAGCACGGTCCTTCTGGAGAGAAACTTCCTCTGGTCTCCAGAAATATCCTAACTGCTGAGTGGTCAACTTATCAAAAATTGGATACTTGTAAGAATCGTATCTTTGAATACCTAATGGTTTTCCAAAGAACATTGGTTGCTTTTTAGTGTCTACCTCTTCTGCATTGAACACGGTCATAGAATCGACCACGGGTCTCTCCTCTTTATTGGTCTTAAATTTTACAAGACTCACAATCATCCTCCTCTGCGTTTTCTAAATCTGAAATTAAACTGTCAAGTGACTCATTGGAATCATCCATTGTCTCTTCAACTTCATCTGTTTTGAAGTCATATGTATTCTGATAATATGAAGTCTTCCAACCATATTTGTACGTGGTCAAAAGATCCTGTGCCATTACAGATACAGGTACTTCATTGTCTGGGTAGTGAAGTGGATTATAACTCCAGTTGCCAGAGATTGCCTGATCAAAGAACTTTTGCATTACAGCAACAATGTTGATATAACCTTTGTTAGAAGTCATATCCCAAAGTAGGGTATATGCGTTCTTTAAAGTTCCATATTGTGGAACAATTTGCTTAAGAAGACCTTTCTTTGATTTTTTAATGGACAAGTATCCTCTAGGTGGTTCAATTCCATTTGTTGCGTTTGACACAACGGAACTGCTCTCCGAAGGCATCTGTGCGGACAATGTTGAGTTCCGTACTCCGTATTCCAAAACTTGAGTTCTAAGACTCTCCCAATCGTACTGAAGCTCATTCGGAACAATTTCGTCCACGTCATTCTTATATGTATCAATTGGAAGAATTCCATTTCCATATTTCGTTCGGTTACTATACGAACAGGCACCTTTCTCTTTTGCAAGATTTACAGTCGCTTGAATTAGATAGTATTGGAACGCTTCTGTGAGGTCGTGAACCGCCTTCCAGGCATCTGAATCATCATAGGAGTATCCTTGCTTGGCAAGGTAATGTGCAAGACCAATATAACCGATTCCAAGAGACCTGCGACTCTTCGTAGCAATCTCTGCTGCTTTGACAGGATATCCTTGGAAGTCAATCAGTTCATCAAGTGCTCTGACAGACAAATCACAAAGAGACTCAAGATCCTCATTCTTATGGATCTTACCAATATTGATAGCAGAGAGGATGCATAGAGCAATTTCACCTTCCCCATCGATATGCTGAAGAGGTTTGGTAGGCAGAGTGATCTCCTGACACAAGTTACTCATCTCAATTTTATCCAAGAAAGATGAGTGTGAGTTACAGTGATCGATATTCATAATGTAAATACGACCTGTCTCTGCTCTCTCTTTTAGAAGATCCAGAATTAATTCCTGTGCCCCGATAGTCTTTCTTGGAACAGACTGATCTGATTCATAGTCCACATAGCAAGCGTCAAATGCATCAGTACCAAAAGCATCATAGAGACCTGGTACGTCATGCGGTGAGAAGAGGCTAATCTCTCCATTCGCAATGAAACGTTCGTAGAAAAGTTTTGAAAGTTGGATTGAGTAGTCAAGTTTCCTCACTCGATTGTCTTCTGTACCTTTGTTGTTCTTAAGAACTAGGATGTCTTCTATCTCTTGGTGCCAGATTGGGAAGTGGACAGTCGCTGAGCCACCTCGTATTCCATTTTGTGTACAGCAGCGGATAGTTGATTCAAACTTTTTAAGAAAAGGAATAACACCTGTGTGTTGAACTTCGCCGCCCCTGATCTTAGCGTTGATTCCACGAATTCTGCCTGCGTTGATGCCGATTCCCGCCCTCTGTGCAACATATCTGCCGATAGCCATATCACTAGTAAAGATACTATCGAGGGTGTCATCAGCATCAACAAGGACACAAGAAGCAAATTGTCTAAGTGGTGTTCGCACTCCTGCCATAATGGGAGTTGGAATGTTGATTTTGTGCCTGGAGATTGCGTCATAGTATTCTTTTACGTATTTGAGACGTGATTCTTTTGGATACTTGGAGAAGATAGTCGCAGCAATCATCAAGTACATAAACTGAGGCGTCTCATAAAAAGATCCAGTGCTTCTATCCTGAACAAGATACTTATCAACAACTTGACGTAAACCTGCATAGGTGAACATCATATCGCGACTATGGTCAATATACGACTCAAGTTTTTCAAACTCTTCGCTAGTATACAGATCCAGAATCTCCGAATCATATACGCCACGCTCTACACAACGCTTTATGTGAACTTCCACAGTAGGACTTTCATGCATTCTACCAAACAGTTGCTTACGAAGGGCAAACAACAGTAGACGTGCGGCAACGAATTGGTAATTAGGATGATCCAAATCAATCAAATCCGAAGCAGAACGAATCAAAATTTCTTGAATCTCTGCTGTCGTAATACCATCATAAAACTGAATACCAGATTGCATCTCAACCTGACTTGCAGAGACTCCTGCAAGGTCGATACATGCCTCTTCCACCATTACGTGTAGTTTATTTAGATCAAGAAATTCTGTTTTACCATCTCTCTTAGTAACTTTTGTCCCGTTGCTCATACTTTCTTCCAATTGTTGAATTTAATTTTTGCTTCTAATCCTTGATATGTATTTGATTCTAACACACACATAACGTTATGTCCAGAAAGAACCATATCGTTGATATCTTTTTCAATGATATTGTTTGGCCAGATGATCACCTTTTCTCCTCTATCGATGAGTTTGGAAATTCTGTTGACGATTTCTCTATTCCTAGGTTCATTATCAAGAACCCAAATATAATCGCTCCAATTAAACGACCGAATATCAACATCGGACCCGCACATAGCAATAGCGTTTTCCACGAACGTGGAGTCGAAGGGTCCTTCAACGATGTAGATTGGTTTTTCTTCATCAATGGTTTCAAGTCCATATAGTTTTGGAGAATCATCACTCAACATCACAGTGATATATTTAACAGAATTAGGAGTTAGACTTCTTCCTTGAAATCCTATCAAATTTTTACTTGTATCATACATTGGTATGATAATTCTTGGTTCATCTCTATATGTGGAATCAAACGTTTTCTTTTTTGTATTTGTCCACTTCTTGAATGTGTATGTGAAGTAAAACTTATCAGGATTTAGTTTACGTTTTTCAAGATATTCTCTAGCATCAGGATTCTGAGATGCCTTTGGTAGGTCCATCTTTTCTCCAAAAACTGGTTTCTTAAAAGTAAATATTGGTTCTTCAACAACAAAATTTCTACCAGTATGTCCTTCCTTAAACTTCTCAAGCGTATACTGCTTATGAAGAGTAGTATCAAGAAACTTGATAAAATTATTCAACGACAAACTAGCACCACAATTATGGCACTTAAAGTTAGTGTTATTCTTCATAACATACATATACCCACGACACTTGTTCTTGTTCTTCTGCGAGTCTCCACAGATAGGACAACGGAAGTTGTATAGGTCTGGTTTGACCTTCTTGAATTTTTGTAGGCGTGACGAAATCAATCCAACATACTTGGAATCAATCAGATCCATTACACAAGATCACTGTTATCTTTCTATTATAACCTGAGGTACTTCTGGCGTCAAGAAACTTCCCATAACTTTTTGTCCTGGCACACTGACTATAAATGAGATTACAGTTAGAGCACCAGCGATGGTCCACATCTTCTTTTCCATAAGACGAAGACGATCATCAATTAATCTAATATCTCTCTCACAACCTTTCTTTATTTCCTCTGCCTTACGATTCACCTCACGGTGTACACTATCTACCTTCTCAAACAGTACAGCGTCGATTCTATCTTGCTTATCTAATTTCTCATTATGGACTGCTAGAAGTTGACCCATCTTTACGGAGTTATCCTGCAAAGATTCTACCACTCTTTCTAATCTTTCTAGAATGGCAGCATTTACGCCAGCAGCAGCATCATCCATTTTGCATCCACCATTTTCGCATTCCTTTCTGATAGATATATTTCTTTTTCTTCTTTCTTACAGGAGGAGTGAAGTTTGGATCATAATTGGAAGATTCTACAGAACCAGCGATACCGCCAGCACCCATAGACATTGTAGGTGCATCCTCTTTAAGAGTCCTTATAATATTAATAACTCTGGCAATATCCATTAGAGTGAATTTAACTCTTGTAAACAGTTGTAGTCTGGTTCAATATTATTAACAACAGTCTGTGGGTAATCTGGAACTCTCTTTAAAAAGACTAAAAAACTTTTTATAGATGGCCAAAGATCTTCCTCTAAGTTATAAAACAACAGAGGAACCGTAGCATCGTTAAAAACATTGAATAGGAGGATTAAGTGATTAAGAATTAGGTGAACCTTAAGATCACCCGAATTCTTATATCTTTTCAATAAACGTTTTACGTACCTTATCCGCTTTAAGTCAGACTCAAAGTCATCCCTAGTAACTGATTGGGGGTTATCATAGAATTTTATAGCGAAGAGTAAATAATTACTCTCATTCAATTCGTCAAATCTCATAAATCCCTCAAATTATCAACTATTTGGGAATTGAGCATTATCAGTTGCTTCATTAGTGATGGTGCTTCCAGCGACAAGAACTTCAGTCTTGACTCTAAAGTTTCCATGCTGATCAGTATATGTAGTAACGCCAACCCAACCAGCGTGGGCAGGAGCATACTTACGTGCATCACCGGACTTACCGTTAACAACACCTTGCTCTGTAGTATCTACACCAAAGACTTCTCTATTGACACTGCCATTAGCAACTGGTGATTTATATGCACCATCGCTGATAGCATAAGAAGGTTTCTGTGAAATCTCATAAGAGGTTCCGGCAGGAATGGTTGCTGTGCTATCTGCAATCAGGAAATCGGTAGATGCAACAGTTACGCTAGTGTTACTGGCAACAGACAGAACAACTGCCTCACCATAAGTTGCACCAGCACCAACTGTAATCACATCTCCACTGTTGAGTTCAAACCCAGAAGTAGCAAAAGTAGTACCCGAACCAGTAATGACTCCAGTACCCAAGTTAACGGCGACCGTACCCTTGGAATAGCCGATCTGATCTTTATTGCCCCAAAGAGACATATTCTTATACCTATAAATTCTTTATATCAGTATTTATAAAATTATTCTTCTTCTCTAGAACGAATTGATTTGGTGACAACTTCCAAAAGTTTATCGTCCATATCAGTCTTGGTCAACTTAACAGCTTTAGCAAGGATAACAAGACAGATCTCAACCATCTTCTCACCGAGTTCTTCATTCTCTGGAATATTTGAAACTGCATCTTTAATAATTTTAGATGCTAGTGGGAGTAGAAATGCAAGCATAATGGTAGTCCATCAAAGTTCTACCATTATATAGCTCACGATTCACTTTTTTTAATAGTTCCCCCAATTATAGAACTAGCACCATACCTTGCTCTCAATCTTGCTGCAACAGTTTCGATTGCACTCTGATTAGTTGGATGTGGTTTTGGTTCTGATGTCCCCTTCTTACCAAATGTATTGGGTGTATTGCTAATGGGTTTCCGATAACGATTGTTGCCATCAACACCACCACGTTCCATACGACGGTCCTTCATTCTATCAGAATCTTCCTCATTCACCATTTTTGCGGTGTCAGCAGATGCTATCTTAGCATAATCCTTATTAGACTCTTCCGAGTCCTGCATAATCATTGGATTTTTGAGACCCATTGCTCTCAACTTATTCTTAATAACTTCTCTAGGTGCTTTATCACCACGAGTATCTCTTATTTTATCTTTCTCATCACCATCCTTACATTTACAGGGACTTGTTCCATGTTTAGGACACATTGAACTCATCTCTTGGAAGAGACTAAGTGCTCTACTCGGAACATGACCTGACTGAATGGTTGGTTTTTGTATTTGTGGATCGGATCCATCTTTTGGAAAAACACTGACAACATTTGACTCGCCAGACTTCATCACATCAATCTTTTTTCCGTTTCTTGGTCCAGTAAGCGTGGTTGCTTCCTTTACATTTTTACCACCCATCTGATCATTACCTTTAGCACCAGCGATTACATCTCCTCTAGTGACTTTATTATATGGGGGATAGTTGTTAGCAAGATTGCCGTCGTTCTTCTTCGACATATCTCTTTGCGCTTCACCAGGCTTGTGGTCAGACATTTCAACCTTGAGACCTGAGTTTCTCAATTGAGTAATCTTCTCGCGGTTTGCATCTCTGGTGTAAGTTTTACCAGACTTAGTATCGGTAACGCGGATGCTATAAAGAGTGGTTTCCTTACCATCTCTCTTTGCCATCATCATACGTTCATAAACCAATTCAACTGGTTTCTCTTCTTTCGTAGTGAAGACTCTACCCATTGCTGAAGCAAGATCTTCTACTACCCAATCCGCACCTTCAACTGATACTTGTTCTTTCACACCGCCCTCTTTTCCAAATAGTTTTGCTTTTACCTGTGCCTGTTCTTGAGCACCCATAGATGTATTCCCCATATACTGAGAATATGCTGCTTTCAGATCAATATCTTCCCTTCTTGCACGATAGCGGATATCATATACTGCTTGTCTGACTCTCTTCTCAGAGTTTTCTTCAGTTCCACCAGTAGCAGCAACTTTCTTATCATCGCCACCTCCACTTTTAGCAGCGGAAGCAGGAGCAGACTTTCCTCCTTCTGGAGCATCTCCACCGCCACCACCTGCAGCAGCCTGTGGATGCTTCCTTGCTGGAAGGTCCTCAAATATCTTGTTAGTCATCGGGATAACTCTAGAATACTATTTTCTTATCTTATATTTATTTATGAAATGAATTCCGTAGGTGCTACCGGGAACCAAACTCTCAACATACTTCCTAAAAGCATCTGTTCCAACAAGTCTTTGATCTGATCCAACACCAGATTTAGTTGTTCCATTGACGACTGTTTCATTAACATCCTTAATCCAGGACTTAAACATAATCTTATCTTCAGTCACACAGATTAGATAATTTGTACCGCGACGAATGATACGTCCAATCAAACCGGTATTCAAATTCTCTACCAACTGACCAATCTGGAATACTTTCTTTTGAATATAATTCTCACGAAGAGTCTGATAGTTATACTTGGGTGCAATCTCCCACGCTTCACTAACCATACCCATTGACTGTTTTACAGTATCAAAAATTGCTCTAGCATCTTTAGGTTTCATCTCTGGTGGCATACCAGATCTAAATGTTTTGAAATCATCTTCAGATGCAGCAAGTCTCATTCTCGATGCGGAAAGACCTTCTACACCATCAGAGTCAGGATCTCTGTCTCCAGCAGAAACAACTTCAATATTATCAAAGTTGTAGAGATCACCATTGTAATTATTAGAAAGTTTTTCAAACTCTTTAACTCTGTCAGCACCACCAACGATTCTTACATTAGCGTATCCATCATTATGTGCTTTCTTCAGAACATCAAAGATGGTTCTTGTGCTCATGTCATTTGCAATGCGTTCACTATGCTGAGGGAACATCTGTCTCATAATAGAAACTTTGGTATCAGGATCAAGAGGATTTTTCTTCTTATCCTGACTACGTGATGGAACAATCATATAGTCACTCTCTTCTGCTTCTGCAGATTGAGCAGCAGTATCCATCAACTGCATGTGTCCCAAATGTGGAGGATTAAAACGACCAAAAGCAACTGTGAGAGTTCCTTTAGTTTTCTCTACTGGTAGATGCCTTACTGGTTTTTCTGGTTGCTGTTCAGCAGATGCCTGCTGCTGTGCCATTGCTTCTTGCTCTGCTGCAGATTGCTGCTGCGCTGCAACTTGCTGCTCTTCAGGAGTCCCATTTATTGCTTCGTCTTCAATGCTAGGATCATTGAAATTAGGATCCGATATCTTCTTTTCTTTTTCTGTTTGTGGAGGATCCTGTTGTCCTACTTTTTGTCTCTTATTATAAAACTTAAGTTTTCCCTTTTCTGTCTTAGCAACAAACTCTCCGCTAGAACGATCGTACCAACCTCCGTGACCATCACCTTGCAGTCCCATCCTAGCAGCCTGCTGTGCCGCGATAGATTCTTGGAACTGATGAAAAAATTTCATTATTTCGCTTTACGCAAGTTCGCTGTAATTGACGACCTATTACTTAAAACGTATTCATGCATACGTCGTCGTATCTTTATATATTTATCCTTCTCTTTTCCTTTACAATTTTCGATCCTCTCTGTAAGTTTGCCATAGACATAACCAACAAAACTATCGTATGACTTGCCAGGAAAATCTTTTGCAAGTATTTTTATGTACTCTTGTTCCATCCAGTTTTTAAATATTTATGGAGAATAGCGGACTCGAACCGCTGACATCCTGCTTGCAAAGCAGGCGCTCTACCAACTGAGCTAATTCCCCAAAACCCCGAAGGGTCAGTGATTATGATCTTCTGGAAGATTTGCTTCAATTTGTTCATCCAAATTTCGGATAAAATTACGAATAATAACAGTTCGTTGTCCAGGAAATTCGTAACTATCTTGTTTGGTTAGTTGAAATAAAACCTCGCGAATTAATGCCGCGTCGTGAAGACCTACTTTAAGATCAATGTCAATTTTACAACTCATTTTTTTCCTCTAATTTAACACGATATACAGTTCGTTTGGCGAACCGTTGATCAATTTTTAATTTACCAATATAAAGAGCAGCAATCCAAAGGGTAAAAAGAAACCCATCGAAGTAACTCATTGAATTCCAAGCGTGTACTGCGCCGTCCATTAGACATCTCCCTCAACACGGTTTTCGGAATGATGAACATCAAACTCACCACCAGGATATCTTGACTTGAGTTTATCAACATTCATCTCAATGATATCATCAAGAGAAATATTGAGACCCATACATGCCTGTGCAACATACCACATAATATCACCAAGTTCACGTTTCATATGAAACAGGTTCTCTTCGGTAACTGGTTTACCCTGAAAAATAATCTTCTTTACAATCTCGGTAAACTCACCTGCTTCGGCACACATACCAACAGAGGCAGTGAGAAGTCGATGTGTTTCAAATCCTTCTCCACGAAGTTCTTGAATACGATACTCAAAGGCATCAGCATCTTGACTGGGTTGAGATGTGACGGCATTCACAAACTCAAGATATGCGTTAGTATTTACGGTCATGAAAATTTAAATCCCTCAAATGATTTCTTCGATCTATCCTCATTATTATACTCTTCTTCCTGTCCAGAGTC